CAGCTGCTGCTTCCCGGCAGACTCGGCGATATCAGCTGCCAGCACCGTTTTCGTCGCTTCTGCAAGGCTACCCTTCGCCTTCGCTTCAGCAAGATTCGCCTCCTGAATGGTTCTGGCGTTTTTAACGTGCTCGGCCTCATAGCTGACGGCCAGCCCGTACTGCTTGTTCACCTCGGCCTGTTTGGCAAAATGCTCATCGAGCGCAAAGGCGCGCTCGCGGTCGGCACGGGCGGCTTCAATAGTCTTAACCGCGATGTTCTGCTTCTCGATAGCTTCAGCACGCAGCTGCCTGGTGTTCTCTATCGAGCCCTGAGCGGCGCTTATCTGCGCCTGGGTGAACTCAATCTGGGCCTGTCGCTGTGATTTCAGGGCCGTAATGCTGTTATCCAGCGCGGTGCTCATACCCTCGCTGAGAGCCGAAACCAGCGCCGTGGTGATAGAACTTCCGGCAACCGTGCTGCCAGCTGAAATGTTGGCCAGCAGACCGCGCATTTCATCCAGCCCGGTCAGCCGTTTGTCGACCGTTTTGCCAAGCTTGTTAAAGTCGGCGTCCAGCCCGGTAATCCCCTTGCCCAGCCCTTCAAACGACTGCCGGGTTTTCTGATTGTCCGTCTGGACTTTCCTGTTAAATTGCTGGGCGCTGCTGTCCGCCGTTCGCATAGCATCAGCAAACTGTGATTTAAAGCTGGCGGAGTTGAGATGCAGCGCGACAGCCAACGACGCAACGTCAGCAGCCATGTCCTAATATCCTGAAGCAGTCAGCGAACTGCTGGTCGCTTTCGGATTGCGCAGCAGTCACCGGAGGAGAATGCACCGGCGCTGACGTTTCGGCCTCCGTTCTCAGGAGATCGAAATAGGCCTGCCAGTGGGTCAGTATGTTCGCCGGAAGCTCGGCTATTTTGCGGGGGTCCTTCTCGCCCCATCGGTCTGCCAGCATGAACAGCAGCCTGAGATGGGACGAGTCGGTTAGTTTTTTGTGGCTTCCTCCAGCGTGCCGTAAGAATGGCGCTGAACGAGTGTGACCGCGTCGAGAAGATCGGCGTTCGCGTGGGCGGCCATCAACTGGTCTGCAGTGGGCAGTTCGCTGGCTTTGGGCTTGCTGCCGTCTTCATTGACCAGCGCTGCCAGAAACAGGTTTTACCCCCATCGCGGACAACTCTCGCGACGGAAGCTTGGCCTGGCGTCCGGCTTCAACTTTGTCGTTATAGTCATCCAGCTCGGCGCTGGTCAGGCGGCGAAGATACACCTTCTGGCCGAGGAGCGTTTTTTCAACGGTGGTATTCAGTGGGTTGATAAGGGATTTGTAGTTCATGTTTTTTATCCTGTTTCATCAGTAAAAAGCCCCGCGACCGGCGCGGGGAAATAGAAGGTTACTCGCCGCCACCGGCTGGCTGCTCAACGGACCATTTAACGCTGTTCTGCTTGCCGTAGACCTCAACCTGCAGCACTTTGCCTTTCGGCGTGTCAACGGCCTGCAGGCTCCAGCCAGCCAGCACCAGTTCAACTTCTGAAATGCGCTTGTTGGGGAACTTCATGAAGAAGACCACCGTTTTTTTCGCATCGGCGTCACTCAGCAGCGCTTCCTGCACGGTATCGGATGGATCATCAATGAAGACGAGCGTTTTATCCTCGCCCTCACCCATGTCGGCCATGTATTTTGGCTCTTTGTCGATGAGGCGTGTCACTTCGAGGAAGGTGCCTTTTTTCCCCGTGGCCCCAATCCCCATCGCGCTCTGCAGAAGCGCAGCGGTTGTAATGGTTGCGCCCTTCTGACCGTAGCGAACCTCGGTACCCGCAGGGAGTACCGCGTACTCTGACGGGGATTTGATTTCTGGATCTGCCATTTACTCTCTCCTGATTGCTAACGCCCTTCGAGGCCCAGCCGGATTTCTGCGGCCAGCACTTTAAGGATTTTTTGAACGTTGTAGTCCATCGCCGGACGAATGAAGGGGTCGGCGACCTGTTTGACGGTGCCGAACTCCTGCGCCACCGCTTTCATGTGGTGAATTTTGCTGGGACCGACGCGCAGCGTAACGATAGTGTTATAGCGCGAGGTCTCTGCCACGTTGGTGCTGCGGATTTTGATGGAGTCGCGCATGTGCGGCCCGATGCTTTCCTCATCAAAACCGGCGTGCTGCCGCATATCCTGCTCAACGACCGCAAGCGCGGCGCGTCCAGCATCGCGCAGAAGTTTCACCCCGACTTTTTTGTCGATGCTTTCCAGCAGCCGGTCAAACTCCTTCCCGGTGGGGAATTTAATGTCCATCTGCATGGTGTTTACTCCGGAACGGTAAAGATGAAGTCGCGAACCAGCCGGTACTGGATGCGGTTGTTGGGAAGCATGGTTTTCCCCTGCTGTATGCCTCCGCGCTCAACGTACTGGACGGGCTGACCTTCCAGCTGGCCATGAACAATTTCCTTCCATTCAGCCCAGAGCGCCCCGTCGAACTGAAGCAGCGACGTGTACCGGTCGACAACATAAAGCGAAATCTGTATCCGGACCTCGGACAGCCCGGTCCGCCTCAGTCCGTCACCAACCTGCGGGTCGGAAATACGCTGGAACGTCGCGCCTTCCTGCACCGTATCCGGAAGCAGCAGCGGGTACGTATCCAGCCCGGTAATCCGCTCGACGGCGGTTTTAATTGCTGATTCGATCATGGCGTGAATCCGCCTCTCCGGTGATGATTATCCGATCCGTCAGGCGCTCGACGTTGCGAACGGTATATACCCGGTCCGCTGTCGATACCTTCCAGTCCACGTCAACCCTGCGCGGGTACAGCGTGAAGAGGCACGTTTCGACGACATGCTGCTGGTCCAGCGTCCGGACCTTCCGCCCGGAGACCAGTTCCTTTTTGGACCAGGCCTTTCCGGCGCTCACCTCATGGGCCGGAAGCGTCTCGCCGAGCTCCCCGCGTTCTGTTTCCATGTAGCTAAGTGTTATCCGGCAGTTCAGCTCGCCGGGGCGCAGGGGGTCACTCATACGGTATGCTCCATTAGCGGGAACAGCAGGTACTCAACGCCCAAATCGGACGGCGAACCTTCTGCCGTGCCGGTGGGATTCAGATACCACTGCGAGACCATCATCTTCGCGGCCAGCTTGATATCTTCATCAATGATGTAACCCGTCTCACCGTCAGGCAGTGCGTCAAGCTGCGCCTGGTTCTCTACCAGCCTGCAGTAGTAGCTGCGCTCGATGCTGCGCTGAGCCGCGCCAATCAGGCTGGTCAGCAAGCTGTCGTGCTCATCAAAATCCAGCTCGAGGCGCAGCTGGGTTTTGGCTTCAGCCAATGTCAGTATCATGCGCGTCATCGTCCTTATTCGGTTGAAGGGCGCGTTCTGCATCTTTTGCCCAGACGGCGATATTTCGGTCCACCATGTCCTGAGCGACGGCGCTGTCAAAGCAGGCCACATCGCCACGGCTGTAGCGGCTGAACGGACCAAGGAACGTCACCGCGACGCGCCCGTTTTGTACCGAAGCGACTTTTCCAGTCAGTTTTGACATGCGTTCCTCTGGGGTTTCATCCTGTTTCGCATCACCACCTGAATCCGTATCGTCGCCGTCCGGACCGGGTTCGGTACCATCACCGTCACCACCGGCTTCGCCTGCAGAACCGGTGTTAACGTCTGGTGCAGGTGCTGAGGTATCAGCTGCAGCTGCAGTCGTTACCGCTGGCTCGGCGTTGGTGTCAGTGGCGGTATCGTCTTTCTGAGTGTTTTTGGTTTTAGGAGCCATGATGTTCACCTGTAAAAAAGCCCGCGCGGGGCGGGCTGTTAATCACGATTGTCGGAGTATTACCAGGTAACGCCGGTACCCAGCGCCAGGCCTTCGATATGGCGGAAGCCGATATCGTGCTCCATGATGACGCGGATCAGGGACTGGTTACGCGCGAACGCGGAAACGGTGTTCCCGTCTGCATCGATGTAGGTCGCCTCGCGGGAGAAATCGACCACCATTGCGCCGTCTTCACCAATCAGGACATCGTTGAAGTCAGCAAAGTAAATCTCAGACTCCTTGCCGCCCGTGCCCAGGTTCGCCGGAATAGCCGAGGTGCGCTCAATCGGATAGCCTTTCAGGTTACCCACTGCCATTTCCGGATAAACCTTGTTGCCGTTCCCGTCGCGCAGTCCGAACAGCTTCATGTAGGTGCGGTTGGACATACCCCAGCCGCACTTCAGCATGTTGCTGTTACCGTCCATCGCCATGAGGATCAGCGCATCAAGATAGGTATCGATGGTCTGCAGGTTCACTTCTTCGTCCGCCACCCATGGGAGCGTGCGGCTACCAGCTGTAGCTACCGCTTTCATCCCTTTCGGGGTGTCATTGGTGCCGTCGTCACGGAGAAACGCCTTATCTTCGCGGGTGGAGATGCCGCTGATGATATCGCCC